CAGGTTGGTTGGTGCCTAGTGTGACATAGGCGGAGTCTAAACCGTTCGGGCCAGTGCGAACAAGCGAGTTCAGACCGAGCGGGGCATAGTGCCAGTCGAGGTCTTGGCCATCAAAATAGATTTGCTGGGCACCGTTCAACCAGGCAGAGGTAACGATAACGCCACTTGAAAATGTCGTTTTTGCCATACGACTGATAACTATCCCACGTTACTTGCTTTTACCCTATTGCTGTTTGCCCTTGCAGCGGGTGCCTTTGAGGTGTTTGGTTAGATTGCCAGGATTGGTAATGAGGCCACAATGAGGACATTCTACTCGCCGGGAATTTGTTTTTGTTACGCTTTGCCTCACTCTTTCCCGCCTATCGGGATTGTTTTGATAGTTTTGCTTGTTCTTCTCTGACTGCGCTTTTTTAGCCTCTTCGGTATGCTTCCACCCAGTTCGCCGATTCTCGTAATTACCCTCTCCGACGTTGTATAAGAATTCAGATCCTGTAAATAAAGCGATGAGGGACCTTTCCGTGGATCGGTCATCTTTGTCATCTTCACTCCATTCCCATTTGAATGCGAGTGGATCTTCTTGCAAGTCTTTTTGAAACTGAGTGTAACCTCGCCCAGGGATCATTGTGTGGTGAGCTCCTACCCTGGCCATATAGCGACAATAGTTTAGAGCTGACCCAATATAAAATTGTCCGGTTTTAGTATTTGTCGCGGTGTAAGTAAGCATGAAAAAAGCCCTCAAAAGGTTTACTTCTGAGGGCATTATAGGGACGGCATACGTGAGTAAACTACCCAGTATATTAAGTCCGCTCCCAATAATTTACGGTTAATTCAATCTCTATTGTCTGCACATCGCCGCTCTCGCGATCGACGTCAGCAGTAGTGATCGAAACAAACTGGCACTCGTAGCAAATGTACTGGCCGCTTGTGGTTGCGAATCCGGAGAACGCTTGCTGGTAGCTACCGTCGCAAGAGGTCGGAGTCACAGTCACAGTGATGGGATTACAGTTGTAATCCAGCCAGAACTGTTCGAGGGACTTGAAGATGGTGGGGTCGTACGGGGCGGTCAACGTGATGTTGTCAGCAGTACGGGGTCCCACAACGTGGTAAAGGCGGTTGCCTGTACCGTTAGCGTAGGTGCTGCTGTCGGAGGAATCGTTGATTCCACTGAATTGGGTGAAAACCGAAACGAAAGTCGCGGCAGGCGCTCCTGCATTAGAGAGCGCGGTAAAGCTCACTTCGTATTGAGCTTTTGTTAACGGACGAAGAATAGCCATGGTAACACCTCCTTATTTTCCTTCCTAATCAGGACAGGATGTCGGTAACCATAGCTCCCGATCCGATCAGGCCAGTTGCACCCAGGCCCACGAGGTTAACAACACGCTCAACAGTGATTTCAGCGCGAACAACGCGACGCTCACGAATGTAGTACTCAGGGCGAACGGCAGGGGTGCCAGTCAGCTGATAAGTGTAAGCGAAGGCGGGGGTAGCAGCGTTAGCGCCGCCGGCAGGCATGACGGAATCGGAAGGACCGTTCGGGCTGTAGAACAGCAGGATGCCGTTCTCAGGGAACACAGGCTGCAGGCTACCGTCGGTGGCCAGATAACGACCCTCAGCCACACGCAGACCACGCTCGAGACCGAAGTAACGGGCCAGCATGTCGGTGTCGATGCTGTCAGCGGTGGTGTACTTGATACGCTCAAGGATCGCCTGGTTGGTCAGCAGCTGGTCAAACACAGCAGTACCAACAACCATCGAGTTCGGACGAATACCAATCTGGTTAGCGACAGAGCGCTTCAGGGTCAGAACATCTTCGATCGGGTTGGAGGTCAGGGAGGACCAAGCAGAGGGGCCAGCAGCGGTGGTGTAGGCAGCGGAGAAGGTGCTCCAGCTGGTGAAGCCCAGACCGTCTTGAGTGCCAGCGCCGGTGTTCGGCTCGTAAGGGTTGTAGGTACCGGTTACGGTAACAGCCTGAGAAACGGTGTACTCATAGGCGTTCATCAGGCGGGACATTGCGTTGCGAGTTTCGATCGCACGCAGGTCAACCTGAGCGGGGCCTTCGCCAGCGTTCTCGATGACTTCTTCCGGCAGTTCCCAAGCCACGACTTCTTGCTCGAGAGCATAGGGCTCCGAGTCATAGCGGCTTTGAACGTAAGGAATATTGGTGCCATACGCACGACGGAAGTCGTTGATGGCAAACTGCTCTTTGCCGAAGCGCAGAATGCGGCCAGCACGAGTGGGGGTGTCGACGACGGGAGCGATAAAGTTCGCAATGTTAGTCGCCGGCAGCATGAAACCTTGGGCAAGTGTAGTCAGAATCGGATCTACACCTGCGTAGGTTTGTTGCAGGTTCATCATGGGAGGGAGTCTCCGTAATCTTTGTCTTCAAATGTGTGCACACAGGGCTGGGGCTTATACCTTGCGGATGCCCAGCCAAATGTAAATAGCCAGATTAAGAATCAGGCGAAGGATACCAGTACCAGACGGCGACCGCCGATGTTCACGTTCTCGCGGATCAGAGGAGTGGTGCCATCGAGCAGGACCGAAGTGCCAGCGGCAGTGGCTTGGCCCAAGCCATTGATTTGCAGAGCAGTGTTCAGGCCGATCACAGCGGAAACGGGATCAACTTCAACCAGCAGCAGACCAGAGGTAGCCACGGTCAGCTGACGAGCGGTGTAAGGCTGAGCCAGAGCGGTAGGCATGTAAGCCTGGTTGATACCGCAGATAGTGGTAACAGGACCAGTGAAATAAACTGGGGGAGCAGCCACGTTGGGGCCAGCCCAAGTAGCGTAAGAAACAGCGCGAAGTTCGCCGACTTCAACCACACCGGGGTTACCGGCTTGGTCATCGACGGCAGCTTCCCAGGTCTCAGCGTAACGGATGTATTGACGGCCATAAATAGGGCCTGCATTTGTACTCATGTTTTTATCCTGTAATAATGGACTTCAAGTATTTGGGTGTTTTGCCCGAATGTGACGTTCCATGTTGGAGTTCAACGTGGTAATAAGGTCACAATGGGGGCATTTACCTTTTGGAACGTTTATTCGTCCCACCGGTAGTTTTCCAGGAACGTAGCCCTCGCCGGGGCACGTATGAGACCTTTTGTTGTTTAGCCCGTTGTTCCAGTAAGGCATTGACCCAGCAACTGAGCCACCTTTTGCCTTACTTTCTTTGCTTTGTTTTGCCCCGTTCTCTCTTGCGATTTGTGATCGCTCTTCGAACGGCCTTGAGTTGTACTCTTGAATGTTTTGAACAGCTGCCGGTAAGAACTTTTCACTTAGTTGTTGCCCTTGCTTAGCCGCTTCCCGTCGGGCTTGTTCAACCGTCCAGTCCCCGGATAAAACATTGGCCGCACAACAATCGTAATAGTCCCCTGTCTCCTTGTATCTAAGTCGGTGCATAAAAGCGTGCATCGCTTTATTCACTCTCACCAGATTACTCGGGTCGTCAGTCCCGCCAGCGTGTTTTGGGACGAGGTGATGTGTGTGGTAGTTGATTTTCATACCGCTATTTTACCCTAACAGCAACCTAACGGTATTCTACGCCACATCTGCATCGGTCGTAACAACGACAACCTTTGCCAGGCATCGGCAATTCACCGATTGGTGCCCATCCTTGCTCACCGTAGCTCTTGCAGTCAATGCAAGTTTTCTTGTCCATTCGGGACACTCTTCGCATTTCTCTGAAGCCCAGGTCCTGGGCTACCATATACTCACCGAGCGTGAAAAAAGAAAAAGTAGGAGTCGCAAGATAGCGAGATACTCTCCCTGCTAGGGAAGGCCAAGTTCGACCTTGTGCTCGTTGCTGCTTTGCTTCAAGAGTTCCAGCCTCTTCGGGATTTACACCCTCGATCACGTCAGCATCGAGATCAATTGCTCCGGGGACCGCACCGAGCAGATCATAATCTGCAAAGTCAACGGTTTGATCGCCTAAGCGTAACACACCAGAGTCAATGTATTCCTTGGTCTCTGCCAAGAACTTTGTAAGAGGTGGGAGCATGTCGCCCACGATAATGGGCCAACACTTTTCCAACTTCTGATCGGTTGCTTTGTCTTTGAGGCCCAGGATGCAAGCTGCGAGGGCGGAAACAAGCGTTTTGTCAAGCATTGTTCGCTCGTACTCGTTCCACTTCATCAGCTTATCCCGGAGCCCCTTCACGAGGCCAAGGGACTCTGCCTTCATCCGTTCTTCCAGATTGGGCTGCGATTTGTATTTTTTCGCCAGAGTTTTGGCCTGTGAGAAATAGTCGGATCTCCGCTTGGCAGCCATTCCGACCATCGAGAGGAGATCCATACTAACCTCAGCTAAACATTGTCTTCTTAAGGGCCTCGACGTAATCAATGGCACCTTCGGATTCTTCAACCATACGGAGAGCCTTGGCGTGAGGGTCCAGATCCTCTTCTGCGTACTGGAAGGTTCCACCGGCAACTTCACCGAAGGAAACCATCGGAGGCAGCTTGCTCAGAAGAGACAGAAGCTTGGTAGCGGCAGTTTCGCCCTCGGAGAATTCCAGGGTTCCAAACTCCAGACCCTCAACGTAGGAAACCAGTTCCTGCTCAGGCATGATGCCGTCGGTCAGACGACCTTCAGTATAGAGGTGTCCAATGGCCTCGGACATCTGCATGCGACGGAAGTTCATCTTCTCCTCACGATGCTTGCGCTCGAGCTCAGCATACTTGTTCTTCAGAGACATCAGCTCTTCGTACATTTGCTGAGGAAAGCCAACGGCACGGGCTTGACCCATCGAGCCCATGCCGTACTCCATGCCACAATGGTCGGTAGAGTACTCACCGTAGGACTCTTCGCCTTCTTCAACACCGTCATCGCCTTCACCTTCTTCGTAGGTGGAACCGAATCCGGTCTTGGTGTAGGGATCTTTCTTCTCACCGTGCTCTTCAGCATAGACGCCGCCAGATTTCTTCGAAACTTCGGCAGGGTCGGTCAGGGAGTCCTGGGCACCAGGAGTCAGTTGCTTGGCCTTAGACTTCTTGCCGTCACCGATGTTTTCGCGCAGGCTCTCGAGAGAGGCTTCGCCATAAACACCGCTGGGGCCGGTGATCTGATTAGGATCGTCGATGCTGTCCTGAGCACCGGGAGTCAACTGCTTAGACTTGGCCTTGGGCTCACCCTTGTAAGACTCAGCGTAAGCGCCGTCAGGGCCAACGATTTGACCGGGGTCATCTGTGGTATCCATAGCGCCAGGAGTCAGTTGCTTGCTCTTGGACTTCTTACCGTCACCGATCTCCTCACGGAGAGTTTCCAGGCTGGCTTCACCAGAAATGTTACCGGTCTCGTATTCAGCGTGCTCAACCATCTTGCTACCCTTCATGGACTTGCGAGCGGTGGTTACACCGTCTTCGCCAGTCATTTCATCAGCTTGAGGCTCAGCGTAGAGCAGATTGTGAGTTCCCACAGACTTAGCGCGGGCATCGGAGCTCTTTTGACGCAGAACACGCATGTTCTTATCGGACATAACGTTGGTCATGCCGACAGCAAACACTTCGTCATCCGGCATTTCTTCCGACTCGGTCGGCATCTTGGTCTCGGTCTCATCACGACCGTAGGGGTCAGTGCCGTCAGAAACTTTGGGAGCGTTTACGCCGTAGCTCTTAGCATCTACGTCGTACTGGTCCATGTTGTTAACACGTTCGTAGTTGTCAGCCTGTCCAGCCCAACGCTCAGCACCATCAGAAGCCATCTCGGGATCCTTAGCAGTGTGCATGCGATCTTCATCTTGCTCACCGCTTTCAGCAGTGTGCATGCGATCGGTATCTTGTTCGCTGCTCTTAGCGGTCTTGAAGCGACCTGTTTCCGCGCCTGCGCCGGCTTTTCCAGTTCGCATTCGATCCACGTAACCATTCTCGGAGGAGCGAGCGGTTTCGTAACGGCCAGTGGGATCCTCTTCGTAATCCATCTCAGCGTGGTCCTCAGCAAAGTGTCCTTGCTTTTTCACTTGCTCGGAGCGGGCTTTGAGGGCCGGAGGGAGTTCTTTGTGATCTTCTGACAGTTTTTTGTCCTTCATTTTCATAAGTTCTTTGGTCTCATGGGCTTCACCCTTGTGACCTTCTTTCTTTTGGCGCTTGGCCTCGAAACCGCGATCAGCAGCTTCTTTGCGCTCGGCGGTCGATTCTTTGTGAGCTTCGTCGTAGACGTTT